TAATAGCTCGTGCCGCAAATTATATCACATCATCTTCAATTGGAGTTTCATTATGACTTTGAATACTAAAATCCTAAAAAGAGAACGAGGTCCAATCATTTTAGTTTTGATATTTATATCAATATTTTATTTTCGTGAGGACATACAACTGATACTACACTGTAAACAAATACACGACTTCAACTTAGATCACCACTCAAACATAAGGAGGTTACAATGATCTATATACTAAGTACCATTATTGGTACACTACTAACTGCCATAGCATTATATGGAACATACGAATTTGTAGAGTATGATCTATTCATAATGATATGGATAGCAGTCTATACATTTGGCATCTATGTCACAATGTATGGTGTCAACAACACAAGAGAACGATTCTATATAACAAGGAGAAAGCCATGAATCATATGACCCAACTAGCAAAGCTTGTAGACAGACCTGCAGAATACAACTTTCCAATCAAAACAATACCAATGGCAGGTATGTGTGACATTGATGGTGTCAGTAACATCATCAATTGTCCTGATAAACAAATGATTATTCGTACAGATAATAATCAGTATATGGGCAGTCACTCAATAGCATACAAACCAGTCACTCATGCAGAAGTACTTGATCCTATCATTGATCTAGCTGATAGCCTCAAAACACCATATGTCACACAGATTAACATGATTGACAATGGTGCAATGATGGACACAAGGCTAGTATTCAAAGAGATATGCTTTGATGATCCTGCAATGCAAGATTATGTTGCATTTCAGATATCAGTTCGTAACTCATACAATGGTGTTTGGTCTATCATGATACAAGCTGATGGACTTCGTATGTTTTGTATGAACAAATGTACTACACCTGATACAGTCGCAAACTTCAGACTGAAACACAATGGACATTTCAAATACAACTTCGAGCATCTAAAGCAGTCAGTCGATTTGTTTCGCAGTAATGAGACTCGCTATCGTGAGTGGTACAATACAAAAGTAACACAAGGACAAGTAGATCAACTATTTGCAAAACTTGCTTGGACACCACGACCAACTATTGATGGCAAGTATCGTAACGAAACACAGTATGCCAAGCTACAACAACACTGGCGAGATTACAAACGTAGTATTGGTAACAACAAATGGGGTGTATACAATGCAGTCACACACTGGATATCTCACCCTGAAAATGTAAGTAGCAACAACAAAGCTATTGTAGAACGTAATAGTAAAATGCTACACTATATGAAACGACCCAACTCAATGTTCGCTTAATGGAGGTTAATATGAGCATTACTTATACTACAGCAGAACTAAAAATGTGTCAGACGTTTGCACGAATTGGCATACCACAAGACTTCAGAGAGATGTACGATCATATGTGTGACGTTGCCAAACCATATGGCAACTACCACCCTGAAGTGTGGATTAACATGATGACTGCTAAGACAATCAAGATATGGGAGCAACAACACGCACCCAAAGATTGGCAAGGCAAAGAAGCATCTGATATCCTCAATGATATGATGGATACTCAGATCAAACATAGCTTCAACTAATACCCTAGTTGGTTGGGTAGTAGGCAGGTAGATATGTATCTACTTGCCTACACTAATAGCTATGAAAAACACAGTACGATATCAATACATATCACTGATAGACAAACTAATATTACTGCGGCAAGAACGTAAGATTTCGCAGGAAAGATTGGCAATGACTATTGGTATAAATACAAAACTGTTTGGACAATGGGAACGTAAACTTGTTGAACCCAAACTATTTAACTTGCTATGTTGGTGTGAAGCATTGCAAGTTTACCTTTCAATTTCACATGATGATGGAGAGTTCTAATGAATGATGGAATAGGCAAAATACTTAAATCGAGCATGGATAAATCCCACTTGTATGGGCAAATCAAATCATTGCAAATTTTGCAAAAGCAGATCATGGAAAGAATAATAATACTTGAAGCAGACTTAGCTAAGATTGAGTGTAATCGTGGCAAGTAAAAGTAAGATCAAAGGTAACTATCATGAGAATTGGTTTGTAAAACTATTCACCTCATGGAAGTTACCAGTAAAAAAAGTTCCCCTATCAGGTAGTCTTGGTGGGGAACATACTGGCGATATAAAAATTAAAATAAATAATAAAGAATATATTGTCGAAATAAAATACAGAGCAGTAGATAAATTCCCTAGTGTATTCAAAGTGTTACAAGGAAAAGATATTGCTATGTATAAACGTAAGACTGGTGATCCTAAATGGGTTGCCATCATTCCAGATAAAATATTCAAGGAGATAATCAAATGAACTATGGTTTAGTATGTTGTATATGTCACAAAGATATAGAACCTGATCGTGATAAAAATGGTGATGTATATTATCATGGTGGTAATAATCCATCACCAATATCTGAAGAAGGTTGGTGTTGTAACTCATGCAATCATACGATAGTAACACCTGCTAGAATAGCAGAAATACATTTATCAATAGCTATGAAAAAAGGAGGTTAGTCATGAATAAATACAAAGCACTATGGCAAGACTACTATGACCAAGTAGTATCTATCGAAGGACTTGAGCAACAACTAGAGATGGCAGATGATGTGTCACAACTCAAGCGATTCATCAACTACAAGATGAAACCCAAGCATCAGTCAGACAAGAACTGGTGTGATGCTATTGCTACAGAAATTTGGAATGACCACTGGAGCAAATACAATGAACCTACTATCTAAAGATTGGCAACCAAGCCAAGCAATCATGGACAAATACAAGGAGGTAAACCATGACAGAGAAACTAAATACTTCAAACATTTCTACATTGGCAACCAGTATCGTAGAGGAGACTGGGATCAGGAATATTGCAAATGGTGTGACAAACAGACCGATCGCAAAAACTCTCGTTCAGCAGTGGGGAACAGATCCAAACGGATACACAAAGAAGATTCATTCTATGCTAGAGTCTACTCTCAACTGTCAGATAAATGAACGAGTCAACAGTTCATTTGTATTCTTCAGATGGGAGATGCCTTCAATATCGCAAGTGGCAGGTAGTCTTGCTAGACAAAAAGATCTTATCATCAAGACTATGCAAGAAGCTATGACTGTAGCTGATCCAAAAGATATTCAAGATTGGATCATGGAAGTCATGGTATGTACTGCCAAACAATCAGCATTGACTGAAAGAGACATGGCACTCAAAGCAAAGGTGTATGCCTCAAAACTCAGTCATATACCTGCAGATATATTGCGTGATGCATGTCACAAGATATGTCTCAACAGTAAGTTCTTTCCATCATTGGCAGAGATCTATCAATATGTAGAGCCAAAACTATACTATCGTAAATCACTGGTGGAATTGATATCAAGTAAACTAATCGCTTCAATAGGAGATAAGTAATGCAAATAGAAATTCAAGGTACAATAACTATAAATGAGAAAGAATCCAAATTCAGCTTGTCTAATGATATAGATGATAGTTGGAATCAATGGGGTGCTTCACAAGAAAGATTAAGTGAATCAGTGTTTATTGTTGAAAGACTACATGAACAAATAATATCTGAATACGGATCACATGATGACATGGAGGAAGATGATGAGTGATAAAGAAAGTTGGGATTTACAAATAGCATTGAATAAAGTTTCATCAATGACAGTTGATGAATTTCAAACTCAATTAGAAAAACATAAAATAGATGCCAACACTATGGACAATTATGTTTTTGATTTAGCTAAAGCATTAATGAAAAGTAAATCAAATGAAAGATATATATATACTTTAAAAATGGAGGATTAAAATGGAAGATAGATTTGAAGATGTGCCACAAGAACTAGACGAACTTGATCGTGCAGGATCGGTCAAGATAACAAGCTACTATGAATATTACAGACATATAATATTTTATCCTGATAAAAACGATAACATACAACCTGCAGGTATGACTGCAACGAATAGGAATTATAATTACCAACCTAACTAATAGTTTCCCTAAAAAATTTGGTCTGATCTTTTTACAAAGACCAAATTTATTTAGTTAAACTATTGATTATATTACATAAATAATGTATGCTGATAGCAGAAATGGAGGTTTCAATGGCAATAGACATACGACACTCGCCTATGCGAGAAGACTTCATCAGAGGTAGCGACATGGTATCTTTGATGCAAGGTAAGTGGAACGAATTATACAAGATCAAGATGGGTCAGATCGGTCGCAAAGATTTGTCTCGTGAGTTCAACGTACAACTTGGATCACAAACAGAATCATTCAATATGCAGTGGTCGCAACAAGAATACGACTATGGTTTTTCTAATCAAGTACCATTCAAGAAACAGTATGGCAGTATCAATCTGCAAGGCACACTTGATGGTTATGATTACCAAAGCAATGTACTCATTGAATGTAAACACACACATAGCATGAATACTATGGAGCATATGATAAATTTTTATATGCCACAGATTCAGTTCTATATGTATCTGTCAGGTGCAAAGCAGGGATTACTATCTGTAATATTTGGTAACAAATATGATGCAGTAGTTATTGATGCCAGTGATCAGTACCAAGATACTATGCTTACACGGATCAAAGAGTTTTGGGATTGTGTAGTACATGGCAATGAACCTGATGATGTTGACACTGTGGTAGACAAACTTATGACAGACAAGATACCTATCAATGGTAAAACAAAACGAGATGTATCCAAGAGCAACAGTTTTACAGAAGCAACTAATGCTTACATGATGTTCGAAGATACTGCAAAGAAATTTGAGAGTGCCAAAAAGCTACTCAAAGAAGAGATCAAGCCTGATGAAGCAGAGATCTACAATGATGTTCTATCAATCAAGCGAGATAAACGAGGGTCAATTCGTATAACAAAGAAAGGGTGAGTAGACCCAACTCACCCCTTCAACTATCTGTATAATGGAGGTTACACATGACAGATACTAAAAGTAATATCAAAAAAGCAGAGCCTAGTAAAGTATGGACTGTTAAGAAGCACAACATAAAGACTGCACTTCTTGCGTTCCAAAAACTTGCTGTCACTGCAAAGAAAGATGGTAAGAACCCACACTTCAGAAGTAACTACTCTACACTAGAGTCAGTTATTGAAGCAGTAAAGCAAGGCAATCAATTTGGTTTGTTCTTTACTCAAGAAATGACATACGACTATATATCAAATCCTGATGGAGATAATATAAAACCAGTACCAGTTGTATCAACTAAAGTTATGCACGAGCATGATGATACTGTCATTGAGTCCAAGCTACCTATCATGTTGGCACAAGCAAACATGGAGAATCCACAGAAGATTGGATCAGCTATCACATACTACAAAAGATACACTTTACAAAGTGTGTACGGATTACCTTCAGAAGATGATGATGGTAATGTGGCAAGTCAGCCTACAATAAATACTTCCAAACCAAAAGTGAAAGGGGAAGATGATGGATTATGATAACACAGACAGAGGTAGTTTCTTCAAACCACGAGCAGATGAAAGTCTGCTTGTGCAAGGGAAGCTAGACAGTAATGGCACAGAGCATAGAATTGTCATTATTAAAGCCTCACTACCTGATGGTGGTACTGCACGAGATGTCTATGCAAAGGTCGGTACTATGTACGAGAACGACAAGTCTATGAATGAGAAGTCACCTGATTTCAGTGGTCCAGTGACACTGCCCAATCAGGACAGTCGCAGGATTGCTTGTTGGAAAACCATATCCAAAGATGGCAATACCAAGTTTTTGTCTGCACGGATAGGTGACAAGACACCACGAGTCGGTGATGAACCTGTAACATACAACAATAATGAGGAGGAGATCCATGACGAAGTACCATTCTAGTGAAGCAATGGCAAGAACCCATGATCCTAAAACGTCATGGGAAGCCGCAGAGTCAGTCGATACTAGTAGACTAGAAAAGATAGTCCTAAGTTCTATCAAAGCACATGGTAAAATAGGTGCTACACATGATGAAGTTTGGAGTCATCTTATAAAATCACACAGACATAGTACATTTCGTGAGGGTAGTATTACCCCACGATATGCTACTCTTGAACGAAAAGGTTTAATTACTCGCAATGGTGACACTCGTAAGGGTAATGCAGGTAGAAGCCAACTCGTTATGTATGCAACACAACAATAGTAATGGAGGTTACATTGCAAAAAAATAGAATATATTATACTAAAGACTATCATATATTTACTTATCTCAAAGGCAATAGAGATGTAGTCAATAAGCACGTCAAAGATCTATCAAGTGAGATAGAGAATCGTGACTTGGAGATACCTATTATTGTCAATGAGAAGATGGAAGTATGTGATGGTCAGCATAGGCTAGAAGCATATAAAGTATTGGGTAAAGCAGTACCTTATATTGTCAAAGAAGGTCTTGAGTTGCATGATATTAGAAAGCTAAACTCAGTCAATCGCAAATGGACTATGCACGAATACCTTATGAGTCACTGCAAACTAGAAGTGCCAGACTATATGAGCCTTGAATGGTTTGTTAGAACGTATGGATTCAGTGTCACTGATTCACTCGCCATGCTCAATGGCAAAGGTTACTGCAACGGATTCGATATGCAAAGTTTCAAAGAGGGAAAGTTTGTTATCCATGATCTTGAGAAAGGTAAGAAGATTGCCAAGTGCATTGAGTGCTGTGGTGAATACTTTGAGCATTATAGAAAAAAGTCTTTTGTTCATGCCATGATATCTGCAATGAATGATAACTCATTCGTCTGGAATATCTTTGAAAATAAACTCAAGAACTTCTCATCTAAGCTGACCAATCAAGGTAGTCGTAATGATTTTATACTCAATATTGAAAAGTTATATAATCATAAGACCACTCCTGAAAGAAGAATCAGGCTAAAGATTTATGGTGCTTAGTCGTAAATGGTATAGTAATTGCAAAAATTACAGATCATGCTGATTTGCCACCTAAATTGCAGGAAGCTGTAAAAAAATGCTTGATTTAAGCCTCATACAGAGGGGGTAAGCACCCCCTCTAGTATGATTGTACCCTAGAATATCGTCTATTCACTGACACTTTTCATTTCTTGAACAAGCCTATCTGCCCTGTTAGGTACTTGATTATACCACCTAGAGTCCTGCATTTGCAGTGCGGCTTCATTCCAGTCACGATTATCGACTGCTTTCTTCATCTTGTGAAAGCGAGAGAGTCTTGGTCTGCCCATATTGAACATCATGTTCGCCACAATATGTTGCACCTTGACTGGTAACACATCAAAGTCATGGTAAATATGTTTACATTCCTCAATAGTAACAGATAAATCTTTTTCAAAAAGTTCGTTAACTCTTTCTTCTGCTACTGGTGTACCTACATCAGCACCATATTCTGTATCCCATTCAGTGATAAGATGTCCTATCCCACAAGTAGGTAAACCTAAATGATCTAGGTATACCTCGTTCTTAACACCTTCATCTCGTTTTAGTTCTTCTCTGAATTGTTCTATGTCCATCTTCTTCCCTTTTATCTGCTACCATGCCACAAGCAGAACACTTATAGATATCTTTCAGTTCTGTTTGTTGCATAGCTATTTTACAAACATAACATATGACATAACTGCCAGTCATTACTTCTTGCCTTTGATCATCTTAGCCGCTTGACCTACACCTTTTATACCAAAACTTGCAGACACAGCAATATACAATAAGTATTGATACCAGTCAGGTAGATCAGCAAGTACAGCAAAACCTTCTTTGACGTACTCTCTCATACTAGGAATGAAGACCAGTATGGCAGGAGCAAGTAGAACAACTAAAGCAAATTCATCTTTCCAAGAATCATTGGAAGCATCTGCCATCTTGCCTTCCCAAGCCACCTCACCTGCGGCAACTTTTTCTGCCACAGAAGCACGAGCCTTAGCCTCTGCAACTTTAGCTTGACCATCAGCTTTTGTTTTAGCAATCTTGTTTTCAAACCATGAACCTGCAAGATTAGCTATTGGTCCTATCAATGCTTGTATCATTAGTATACCCTCACTTTCTTTTCATCTACTTTTGGTACAAGTTTACATATACAATTATATGTTACGTTCTCACCAGTAGCACTATCATATGTTTGTTCACTTAAATACTTAGTATAGAATGTGCAGTCAGTGACATTCCTAAAGTATATACCACCTTGAGCCACACCATTAAGGTAACAAGCTAACATAAATGCTGTCATATTATACCTTTCTTCTTAGCTATTACTGCAAGTACTGTAGCTACACCTGCAAGTAAAGTAGTTATAAGTATAATTAAAATAAACTTTAAGAAAAGATCTTTGATTTCTTCTCTACGTTTTTGTGCTTTATCTGCCGCTTCTTTTCTAGCTTTACGAGCTTCAGCACAGAACTGAACATAATCTTTGTATAAATTAGCACGACCATATAGTTGCATATACTCTCGTAGTTTCTCTTGCTTGACTCGTATCTGTTCTAGTGCCATGAACTCCTCAAGATCATTATCTTGTTTGCCCAACATATTAGTCCAGATACTATTCTTTTTTTTATGTAGATCTTGTCTAAGTTTCTCTTCAGCACCTACAAAATTAGAGATTGCAGACCCTGCTGAAGCTATATCTTTACCATTTTCGAGTGTTTGTTTAATTATGGCGAAGGCACTATTAGCTACCATTAGCATTTCAAGCACAGTGTCACCTCACAT